ACCTTGCCTACTGGCACGCCAAGCGCAGCCTCCAATACGGAGAATCAGACGCCTTGGCTGAAGTCAAGACGTGGATGGAACACCAAGCCTACTACTTGACCGAAGCCACTGTTGAGCTGGCCAAGGAACGTGGTCCTTGTAAAGATTCTGACCGTACCTGGTATGGTAAAGGCATCTTTCCCTGGGAAAGAAGAGCTGTTGGGGTTAATGAACTTGCGAATTTTGCACCAGAACTAGACTGGGAACCCTTGCGTGAACAAATGAAAACTCACGGAGTACGCAATGCCACACTGATGGCAGTGGCACCTGTTGAATCAAGTTCTGTGGTGATCAACTCAACCAATGGCATCGAAATGCCCATGAGCCTGATTACAGTGAAAGAATCCAAAGCCGGCAGTCTCACACAAGTGGTCCCCGAGTATCACAAGCTCAAGAACAAGTATCAACTGATGTGGGCACAAAAAGACTGCATTGGCTATTTGAAAACTGCGTGTGTATTGGCTGCTTACATTGATCAGTCAATCTCTACCAACACATTCTACAATCCAGCGCACTGGCCTGATCGCAAGGTGCCTACCACACTGATTGCTCGCAACTTAATGCAAGCACATCATTGGGGACTCAAAACATTCTACTACAGTCTTATCAACAAAGCCGGCAGTAAAATGATCAAAGAAGATGCACCTGCGCCCATGCTTGAGATTGATTTTGATCTCGAAGAAGATTGTGAATCGTGTAAATTATGAATAGCTTAGAAAAGGTCTGGGCACGAGCCACAGGCCACTTAATGGGGCACACAGATGACGACCGTCCTGATGTGCCCATTTTAACCTTACGAGAAGCCCGGTTGGCCTTGTTCTTCAAGACCTTTTGGGTTATAATACACGTTGTGACCTGTGGGTTCATAATAGCAAATACAATCAGACACTGGAACAATTAACATGTTAGAAACTTGTTGTGATATATTGGTAGATGCATACAAACGCAATTGGATAACCAGTAGAGATGGCAATATCTCTATTCGTCACCACGATCGTGATCATTTTTATATCACACCATCGGGTGTGCGCAAGCAAACGCTACAGCCAGATCAGTTTAAAAAGATTGGATTGATTGACAGCATTAGTGCTACTCCACCTTTTCTGACTAGATCCTGGCAAGAAGAACACTACACTGACATTAGTGCCAATCTCAAGCCCAGCGGAGAACTACCACTGCACTTTGGTTTACAAAAAGAAATGGGTCAGCACAGCACTGACGTCAGAGTTGTGGTTCACGTGCATCCAACCTATTGTATTGCAGCCATGCATGCTGGTATTGATTTGAGCACTATCAGCAATTCATTTCCAGAACTCAATCGCTATACTCGGGTAGCACCCAATGTAGGTGATGTGAAACCAATCAGCCAAGAGCTTGCTGATCAGTGTCATCGTCAACTGAAGTTGGATGACCGTGGTAATATTGCCTACGACATAGTGGGCATCAAAGGACATGGAGTGGTAGCAATTGATGTCACACCATGGCGTGCGTACGAGCACGTTGAAAGATTAGAACACATTTGCAAGATAGTTCTTGCATCAGGAAAATATTAAAATGAGTCAAGCACAATACAATCTCGCAACCAAAACAGATTATCTGCATCGCAAGATGTTTTTGGATCCTGCTGGTCCTGTGACCATTCAACGATTTGAAGAAGTCAAGTACAACAAACTGGCCAAGTACGAACAGGAGGCTCGTGGTTTCTTTTGGGTGCCAGAAGAAATTTCATTGACCAAAGATGCCAATGACTTCAAAGAAGCATCAGACACAGTCAAGCACATCTTTACATCCAACCTGTTGCGTCAAACAGCATTGGACTCATTGCAAGGCCGCGGTCCAGCACAAGTGTTTACTCCTGTTGTGGGCATACCTGAGCTGGAAGCATTAATGTACAACTGGAGTTTCTTTGAAACCAACATTCATTCGCGCAGTTACAGCCACATCATTCGCAACATCTACAACGTGCCCAAGGATGTGTTTAACACCATCCACGACACCAAAGAGATAGTGGACATGGCTTCTAGTGTGGGCCGGTATTACGATCACTTGCACATGGTTAATTGCGAAAAGGAACTGGAAGTTCCTGTTAAAGAGTATGCTCATGTCAAAGCCATTTGGATGGCACTCAATGCCAGTTATGCATTAGAAGCATTCCGCTTCATGGTCTCGTTTGCTACCAGCTTGGCCATGGTGGAGAACAAGATCTTTATCGGCAACGGCAACATCATTCAGTTGATCCTGCAAGACGAAATTCTGCACAAAGAATGGACTGGGTGGATTATCAATCAAGTGGTGAAAGAAGATCCTCGCTTTGCTCAAGCCAAGGCTGAATGCGAAGTTGAAGTGTATCAACTGTACTTGGATGTAATCCGTGAAGAAAAAGAGTGGGCCGACTACCTGTTCAACAAAGGACCAGTGATTGGGCTTAACGCACAGATCTTAAAAGACTTTGTGGACTACACAGCAGCCAATGCACTCAAAGAGATTGGCATCAAGTATCAAGAGCCAGCACCACGCTCCACACCCATACCGTGGTTCAACAAGCATGTGGATACCAGCAAGAAACAAACTGCCTTGCAGGAAAACGAATCAACTAACTATGTTATTGGTGTGATGGGCGATGCTATTGACTACGACGAACTGCCCAATCTATGATAAGTGAATGGTATTACGAACGAGCCGAATGGAAGGAAACATTCGCATTGATCCCTCGTCGTTGTGATCTCAGTGGTAGATGGATATGGGGTCGTCACGTTCGTGGCACTAATTTTATCACAGGTCCCGGAGATCCAGTAGTTATTAGAATCTGGAATCATCGCCACGAACACACACTTTATAGACTAAAAGGAAAATAAAATGAAAGCAATTGTATGGTCAAAAGATCAATGCCCCTACTGCGACCAAGCCAAGGCCTTGCTCAAATCACGCAACATTGAATTTGAAGAACGCAACATCCAGCATGGCTGGACCAAGGAACAACTACTAGAAGCAGTACCAAATGCTCGCACAGTACCACAGATCTTTTTAGATGATCAACTGGTGGGCGGGTTCACTGAACTCAGAACAAAACTAACAGAAAGCAAATAATGGAAATTGGAAAAGTTTACACATTCAAACTGAACTCTGGCGAAGAAATGATTGCCAAAGTTGTAGACGCTGGTGAAGGATTTGCCATGCTACAAGACCCTGTAAGCGTGGCTCCTGGCCCGCAAGGCATGGGACTTGTACCAAGCATGTTTACCGCAGATCCTGACAAAAATGCCCGGCTAAATATGAATTGTGTTGCTATCTCTGCATTGACAGATGAATCAGTTCGTATGAAATACATCGAAGCAACCACAGGCATCAAGGTGCCAGAAAAACGAATCTTAGTAGGATAAAATGCCAGCAGTACAACGAGTAGGTGATGCAGACGGAGCAGGAGGCGTGGCCAGTGGGGGTGTTGGGTCAGTACGAGTCAATGGGCGTCCAGTAATCGTAGATGGCAACTCTGTAAGCGCTCATCCTTGCTGTGGCCAGAGAGGGTGCCCACCTATTCATTGTAGTGCGGTCACAGCAGGTGGTTCGGGCACAGTCAGAGCTGGCGGTATTCCTGTAGTTTACACCGGAGCAGGCGACACCTGTGGTCACGCTAGATCCGGTGGATCAGATAACGTTAGGGTGGCAGCATAATGGCAGGTATTCTAACACCATTGCAGTTGACAGCGGCTTCGGCCTTGTTAAACAACACCGGTATTGATCCACTACCCGCAACACTGACCACTGCGGTTGCATCATTTAATGCTGGCTCACCAATCCTAAATTTTCTTACAGCAGTGGCTAACTATACTGCCGCATCATTTGCTAATGCAACAACCTTGTCATCATTGCTGACCATTGGCAACACAACCATTCCTGCATTAGGCGATAGTATTCCTGCTGCCTTTACCAATCTTACTCCTGTGTCCACTGTGCCTGCAGGGTTTGCTGGACTGATTCAACAGACTGGAAATAACTATCTTGGTAACAGTGACGTTGGTCGCTTCAGTCAAGGGTTCATGGCAGTGCAAAGTTATATCAACTCAACCAATCAGTTTATTAATTCTGCTGTCAATGCACAAACGTATCTTGGCCCTACATTCACTGACATGGATGCACTGACCACAAACAGCATTAGTAATTTAAATCCAGACTTTGGAAACTTTGCTGCAGACTTGGCCAACCAAGGTAATTTAACCAACTTGAATGACATTAAATTGTATGGCACACCTGCTGGATTGTTGCGGCAGCTGGCTGCAGAAGGTAACATGGTTGGTGGTGTGTTTGGTCCTGTGCAAACACCATTGTTGGCTGCAGGGTTATCGGCTGCAGAAATACAAACTTTGTTGGCAGGCCCAGACGCAGTGTCAGACAATGCATATTTACGATTGCAACAGTTGGCGTATCAAGGCCTGGTCAATGTCACGGGTACTGATCTACAACAAGTGTTAAGCATACTGGAAGTCACCACACCAAACATCAACAGTATGGCTGATTTGCTGGATCAAACCAAAATATTTCCCAACAGTTATACCACATTACAAACTCCTACTCCTGTGGGCCCTGTGCCTGTTTATGGTACAGATGGTAGTGTGAATATGAATCTAGCTGACAATGTATCGGCATATCTAGCATCACCCAATGGATGTGAAGATTTAGGCAAAGTGATCCCACCGGCACAAGCAGTGGCCAATAAGGCTGTGCAAGTGGCGTTTGAACAAGTTACTAACATCACCGGTACCACATTGCCTGCGTTGGCAGACACAATTAATACTGTGTCAAGAACTCCATGGGATACCAACACATCATACCTTTCTAACGATGTGGTAGCAGATGCTCCTGCAATTCCCACAGTAGGAGGATTGGCACAACTGAGTCCAGACACTGTGTTTTATCGTGCTCAACAGGATGTACCTACCGGTGTAAACATCAACAACACTGACTATTGGTTGCCAACTACATTAGGGTGTGGACTGAGTACTATGGTTGGTTTGCCGTTAATCCAAGCACAAACCACAGCCATTGACGCTTCTGTGGCATCATATTTTTCCAGTAATGTAGCCACTGGCTCAGGACCTGATGGAACCATAACCACTTGTGATGTAATTGGTACTGCAATTGATCACGGTAACATTACCGCACAACTCGCTATTGCCACTTCGGCCATGGCTAATATTGTGACACTAGATGCCAGCAACATTGCCAACATTAACTCAGCCTACCTAGCCATAGCCGGTGCAGCCAATGCCACAGTGGTAGTTGCCAATATAACCAGAGCTAACGGCAATATCACTAACATTTACAATAATGCCAACACTCAAGTTGTGGCCAATGTCACAACATTGAACACTGCATGGTCTGCTATTGCCAATGTACTCAGCACAGAAAAAACTTATCAAACATACGCCAGCATTGATTACACCAATCTTCAAGCTGGTGAAAAGGTCAGCACAATGAGCTTTGTACAACAACTACCTATCTACGGAACTCAAACCAGTTCTTGTGGACCTGCTTACTTTCTTGAACAGATAGCCAACACCAGTACACTTGGCGGTCAAGCAATGGTAGGAGCCATGCGTGAAGGCAAAAACAATCAGTGCTTGGGCGAGGCTAGATTGAACGTTGACACCACTCCTACCCCACGACTAGCAGTGACTCCTGTGCCTGCTGTGATCCCTGTATACTAAAGTATACATTTTTCCTGGTTGACCAATAATACCCTATTTGCTATAATCGGGGCATGTGGACCAAAATGCAACGCCAAATACAGAAGTACTACTATTGTACTAATTTTACGGTAGTAGAACTCCTAGTGATTGTAGGGTTATTATTTTGGTTGACCAGAAAAGCCGTTTTTGCTATAATTTAGGCATAGTAAGCAACAAAGGAGCCCCAAATGACCCAGATGTCCAAGATCCAGCAAATTAACTCTGCTATCATGTTTGGTGAGTTTTCAAACACTGAACTTGACAGCATCCTCAGTGCAGTGCAATTTGCCAAGGCCAGTCTGCGTAAACACAATATCCGCCAGTTCGCCAAAGGTGACACTGTGAAGTTCCACAGCACCAAGCGCGGCATGACCATGTCAGGCACCGTGAGCAAGATTGCTATCAAGTATGTGACAGTGAGCACCCCGCAAGGCTTGTGGCGTGTGCCTGCTAACATGTTGGAGGCAGCATGAAAGTCTATTTCAACAAACGACTGATCGTGGTTGAATCCAATGTGGCCTGGGCACTGCCTTACTGGCAAGCTCGCCGAGCGTTGAGAGGCCGAGCCATCACATGGGAGATGCTATGACATTCAGACTGTGGTTGCAACAGCGGTGGTATGCTCACTGCCTTGAAATAGAAGAATGGACTGGACGCATGCCGCCCTATCCAATATCAGAATATTTTGCCAAATACAAATATTGGCTCAAACGCGAATATCGTCATCAACAAGGAGAGAAAAATGGGTCTTGATATGTATGCCTATGTGGCCACCCGTGAAGGTCAGCAACGCGACTACTACGACGGTGCTGAGTGGGACGAAACCTCCAAAGATCTTGTGAACACAAAAGTTAACAAGCCGCGTGAGATTGCCTATTGGCGCAAGCATCCTAACCTGCATGGCTGGATGGAACGGCTTGCAGAACAAAAAAAATTAAGCTA